TGAGCAGACCGCCGCTGCCGAGCACGATCAGTGGCGATAGGCCGATGGTGCTGCGCAGGTTTGCCATCAGTGCCCGCGTCGGGCTCATGACAATGATCGGATGCGTCGCCGTCACCGGCTCGGTCGCCGTATTGAGCGCCTCGACATCCATCATCAGTGCATCAAGCGGATTTGGCGCCGAGCTGGCGGTAAGCGCCGTTACACCGTAACGGACACCGGCCGGCCGTGCGCCATCATCCGGATTGGCATCGAACAGAACCGTATCGAGCGCCAGCGCGGTGGAACGTATCAGCGCGTCCAGCATCAGCGCCTCTATGTTGGAGGAGCGAATCATCTCGACCGTCATCACCACGACCACGGCAAGCTTGCGCGGCGTCAGCATCACCAGCGGGCCGGTTTTGCCTTGCGCTACCGGGATCGGATCACCCTCCTTGACAAATGCAGCATAGGTTGAATCGCCAAGCAGCGTCGGCACGGCTATGTTGCCGGCGCCGTCGAATGACAACTGCAGTCCTTCCTTGAACAATCGCGCCGCCACCGATTGTGCGGCCAGGGTCGAAATGAATTCGGGGATCACGCTACGTATTAATGCAGGCGCGTTGCTGGTATCGATCGGCACGGTCGCGGCGCGCACCAACCATTCCGCCGTGCCGTCATGCGACCATTCGCGATCAATCACCTTGGCCGGCGGCGTCTTGTCGAAGGCGGCGATGCCATAGGCGGCGCAGGCGCGCACCAAGCTTTTCGTCGTCGGGCGCACGGCGCTGAAGTCCTTGATAACGGCAGCGGTCATGTCACCAGCGTCAACGGCGTCTCGACCAAGTGCAATGGCGGCAACAGCACGCGCACGACCAGCAGCAGGCAAATGAGCACGACCACGATCCAGATGATCTTTATGACCTGCGGCGGCAGAGGAACGCCGATCTGCTCCAGCACCCAGAACGCCAGGTAGACAACGAGCGCGATCACGCAGATGTAGATCAGCGTCACGATGACGGCTTCGATCATTTCCGCCTCCTATGCGATCAGCGCCTCGACGTCGATGACCTTGGGCTTCATCGGCGCGACGCCGACGGCCATCGCCAAGGCCACCATGCCGTCGATGCGGCCGGTCGACTTGTTCTTGGAAAGTTTACGATTGCTCTCGTCCTTGGCTTCGATCACCGCGCACGAGGCGCACATGTTCATCACCGGGTGATCACCATGTGCGAGCTGCTTGTCAAGAATGATCTGCTCGAGATCGCGCAGCGCCGGCGACATTGACTGCGTCCCTTGCCCAAACTCCACGAACTTCTCGTCGATTAGCATTTCCGAAAATCCGGCCTGCACCAGCCATGGCTTCAGGTGCTTCATGTTCCACCGATCGAAGGCGATCTTCTCGACACGGTATTTATCGAAGATTTCTTCCTTCAGATATCTGGCAACAAATTCGTAACTGACCGTCGCGCCGGCCGTCGTCTTCAGGAAACCATCCTTCGCCCACATGTCATAAGGCACACGGTCCTTCTGCGACTTCTCCGCCAGATCCTGACCGGGCAGCCAGAAAGTTGGGAGGACGGACCAACAGCGACTGCCCGGTGGGGCTTGGCCGATCAGGACAAACGCCGTGAGATCACTAACGGCGCTCAAGTCCAGGCCACCCCATACGCTAACGCCATGCAAGTCGCGCGGCGCATTGCCGCATTCCTTCCATGAAGTAAGCGAGACGAAAGAATTAAACTGCTCGACGCGCTGATTGAGAACGAGATTACGAAATTCCGCCTCGCGCGCCGGCATGCGCCTGGCGTCGGCCGCCATGGCCAGTACTTCCTTGGAATTGAGGAAATCGCCAAAGGCAGGATTTGCCTTCCTGATCGTCGATCGCGAAAACGGATCGTCGTCCTTCGGCGCCGAATAGAGCGAACAGATCACCCGCGGATCATGACCGGCGACGGCATCGTCGATCAGGATCGACAGCAGGTCGGCATCGGTCGGTGCCTGCGTCGAGATGATCACCGAAAGCGCCTCTTGTTGCGCGCCCGTTGCCGTTTCCAGGGCTTCATAGAGTTCATTGCGCGGACCTTTCACGAGGCCCAGTTCATCATGCACGATAAAAACCGGCGAAAGGCCATAGGCCGTCGAGGCTTCCGCCGAGAGAGCCCGATATAGCGTGCCTAGGTCTGGGCAGGCCAGCTGCTTTGCCGTGTCGCGGATGATGACGACCGAGCGCAGATCCGGCGACATGCGCACGATCTTCGAGGCAAGCGAGAAGATGATCGCTGCCTGGTCACGCGATTGCGCCGCCGAATAGAGCTGCGAATTCGCTTGCGCTTCCTTACCACACAAGTGCAGCAACAGCAGGAACGCGGCAAGGGTCGTCTTGGCGTTTTTGCGTCCGAACGAGATGATCGCCCGCCGCGTGCCGGCGCGATTGTTGTAGATGTTGCGGATTTCCCGCCGCTGCCACGAACGCAATTTCACCGGCTTGCCGATATCCGGCCCTTCGGGAATGCAGCAAAAATCCTCGATCCATTTGATATTTCGGTTGCCGCGATTCAAATCAGGCTTCCCACGGCCTCAAACCTTGGACGGCATTGCGTGTGGTATTGGTCACGCCCGTGCCGTCCGCCCTATAGCGCGATTGATTGGTCAATCGCAGTTTGGTCGCAACTCTGACCGCGGCTTTCGTCTCCAATTCGCGCATCTTCAGCAGGTCATGATAGCGTTTGGCGCCGTCCTCGTTCTTGATCCACTCCGGCTTGAAAGAATCGATGATTTTGGAAACATTCTCGCCAGCTTCGCGATGGCGGCAATAATCGACCAGCATGGCGCGCGTTGCCGCAGTATTGATCAAGTCGGCTGGCTCGCAAGCCGTCGTCTCACGCCAGATCTGCTTTTGCCGGTCGTTGAGATCCTCCGGCGGCTCGGGCTTGGCACCGCCGGAACCTTGAATCACGACTAGATTATCTTCCAACGATTTACGACCGCGCTGGATCATCGTCCAACCTCGGCGGCAATCTCGTTAAACTTACGCCCATCGCCTTCCAATACTGCCTCACCACCAGTAAACGCCTGCCAACGCATGATGCTGACATCGACATAGGCCGGATTGATCTCGATGGCATGGCACGCGCGGCCTATCATTTCCGCGGCGATGATCGTGGTGCCGGAACCAACGAACGGATCGTAGACGGCCTGGCCTGGTGATGAATTGTTCTCGATCGGCCGCTTCATGCATTCGACCGGCTTTTGAGCGCTGTGGCCACCCTCGACGTTCTTATCCAGATTGATTTGCCATAGTGTTGTCTGATCACGGGCTCCCTGCCAGTGACCGGTTTTTCCTGCGCGAACCGCGTACCAGCATGGCTCGTGCCGCCAATGATAGTGGCCGCGGGAAATTGGATAATTCGATTTGGCCCAAATAATCTGACAGCGTACCTCAAAACCGCAATCCTCGATTGATGATTGGACCGTGCTGGCATGCGAACCAGCATGCCAAATATAGGCGACTTCACCATCAAAAAGTTTCCAAGCATCGCCCCAGTCAATGCGTAAATCATTGGTAATCCGGCCTATGCGGCGAGCCGCATAGGCCAATTTTCCATTTTTGGCGGCCTCGTTTCTCCATGCTGGATCGTAATCCACACCGTAAGGCGGATCAGTCACCATGAGATGTGGGCTTACGCCATTCATGGCCGCAGAAACCACGACAGCTTGCGTGGCATCGCCACAAACGAGCCGATGGCGCCCTAGCGTCCAAACCTGGCCCGATGCAGACACGGGCTTTTGCGGAGGCTCCGGCGCCTCATCCGGATCGGTCAGCCAATTGCCATTGCCGCGCAGCAACGAGTCGATATCGCTGAAGCCGAGCAGCCTGAGATCGAAATCCCAATCCTTGAGGCCCTGCAGTTCGGTGGCCAATACTGGGAAATCCCAGCCGGCATTGAGACCCAATTGATTATCGGCCAACCGATAAGCCTTGGTCTGCGCCTCGGTCCAGCCGCGCGCCACCATCACCGGAGCCTCGGCCAGACCCAGTCGGCGCGCCGCCAGGATACGGCCGTGGCCGGCAATAACCGAGCCGGCCTCGTCGACGAGGATCGGCATCGTCCAACCCCATTCACGCATCGAGGCGGCGATCTGTTCCACCTGCGCGTCGGAATGCGTACGGGCGTTGTGCGCGTAGGGCGACAATGACGCCAAGGGGCGGCGTTCGACGCTGTCAGCAGGCCAGGACTGCGGCATTTATTGCGGTTTCACCCTCAGATTTGTTTCGCTAAGCATTTGGATTTGTAGGGTTTAGCAAAAGTTGGCTGCGCCCGCGGTCGCGCGGCCTTTTGCCCCCTCATTTCGTATGCCCCCCCGCGCCCGCAATTATGGACAGGATGCCCCCGATCGACGGGAAACCCGTCTAATCCTATTTCTTTCGAATACCCATTGATTTCCATCTGTTTCTTGATCGAGTCATGGTGCG